TCATACCAGAATTTGAATAGTCTGTGACTGTCTTCTCAAAGAAGTTACTCATCGAATCACCTGATGTTAACTCCTCTACCCAAGGCAAGGGGTTTGTCTTTACCTTGAAGTTTCCTTTAAATCCCATCTGGATTAGACGCCTGTCCGCCAGATACCTAATGTACTCTTTAACTTCAGCTTTGTTAAGACCATCCACACTTCCAGCCTTATAAGCAAGATCGATAACCTTATCCTCCAGCTTAACAATGGTCCTTGCCATTCTGTAAATCTCTTTCTTAAATTCATCGTTTACCAACCTTGGGTGCTCCGCTACAAACTCACGGAATAGTTTACTCATACCTTCAACATGCATAGTCTCGTCTCTGATACTCCATTCAACTACCGTGTTCATTCCTTTCATCTTGCCGTACCTTTGATAGTTTAACAGCATAACGAACGCACTGAAGAGGGACACACCCTCGTTGAATACACTTAAAGCTAGAGCTTTCGCTAATCCGTGCTGTGTGTTCACGTCTGCGTCCTTCATAAACTCTACCTTCTTTACCATGGCGTCGTACTCAAGAAACATGGAGTACTCACTCTCATGAAGTCCAAGTGTGTCGTTAAGTAGAGCATAGGCTCGTTGGTGTATGCCCTCTCTAGCTGCAAAGGACAGTAGCATAGACCTAATCTCATTATTCATAAACTTAGGTATATACAGTGTTGAGTAATTACCAGCAACCACAACATCAGACTGTGTAAACAATCTGAGTATCTGTGTAATGTGGTTCTTCTCAATGTCTGATAGTGACCCATCCTTCCATTGAGTTATATCATCAGCTAAGTTTATTTCACTCTCAGTCCAATGCAAGTCCTCGTGCTGCTCTGTAAGCTCCATAGCCCATGGGAACTTAAAGGGCTTATAGGTTTTATTCTCTTCTAATAGACTCACTTATTTCTCCTAATTATCAGATAGCCTCATCTCAATATGTCTTATTCTGTGACAATTGGGACAAAGCATATCGCATTTCTCTGCTTCTCTTTCAACCTTATCCTTAGATAGGGCAATCTTTGAAGAAACGTTGAATAGTTTTTTGCTTGGGTCTCTGTGATGGTAATCAAAGAAACCAACTGTCTTGCTAGTCATTCCACAATCTAAACATTTGTAATCATTCTTTGCGTAAAAGTATAGCGTTCTTTCTATCTTAACACTTGTCTTAGTTTTTGAGCCACACTCTCTACATTTGTATTGAAGCCCTCCCCGAAGCTTGCTACTCTTAGCAAAACACTCCAGCTCTTTGTCTTCTTTACATGTGTTACATTTTTTTAACCTTGGCAACTTAAGCATTCGTCATCCTCTACAAAGTCCTTGAGAGCAATACGTTCAACCTGTTTGCCCACATTCTCAGCGTTGCTACTTGCTGATGTGCGTAGGTAATACAGACCTTTTAGTTTATTCTTCCAAGCCTTGATGTGGACTTTATTAACATAAGACTTATCACTTCCAGAGGGAAAGAATAGGTTCACTGATTGACCCTGACAGATAAACTCCTGTCGTTGTGCGGCTTGTTCAACTACCCAGCTCTGGTCAAGCTCAAAGGCAGTCTTGAAGACGTCCCTCTCCCACTCAGACAGATAGTCAAGTTGCTGAACAGACCCTTCATGGTGTCCAATGTTTCTCCACTCACGATCTAGCCAGTCCTTGTCTTTCCCAAGTCTTAGTCGGTGCTCTTCTAGTACAGCTTCAAGGTGTTTGTTCTTGATAAAGTGTGAGCCAACCCTAGTCTTGTGCGTGTAAGCATTTGACTTAATAGGCTCAATAGAAGCTGAGGTGCCAATGATCATCCCGCTATTAGCATTAGGAGCAATAGCAAGGAGATGAGAGTTCCTGTCACCAGTGCCGGTCCCATCAGGATACTCTCCTCTAGTTTTAGCAAGTTCTTTAGTAGCTTCAACGGCCTTCTCCTTAATATGTTTGAATAACATCTTGTTCTGGCCAACAGCCATCGAAGATTCCCAAGGGATATTCTTTGATTGCAGGTACGAATGGAAGCCCATTGCGCCCAAACCTAAGCTACGTTCTTGATAAGCCGAGTGAGTAGCTTTAGCTAACTCCCTAGGAGCACTATCAATGAAACAAGTGAGAACATTGTCCAACATAGTAATAAGGTCAGCCACGATTGAGGTTTCTTTCCACTCATCATACATCTCCAAGTTAAGTGACGAGAGACAACATACCGCTGTACGATTTTCATCTGTTGGTAGGTGAATCTCATTACATAGATTACTTCCACGAATCTTTAACCCTTTCTTTTTAAGACTTTTTGGAAGATGCTTATTAGCCTCGTCGATGAAGTTAATGTACGGCTCGCCCGTTCTAAACCTCGTCTCCAGAATGCGTTCCCACAATTCTCTAGCAGGTACGCTATCGCGTACAGAACTATCATTTGGATCAACCAAACTCCATACACCACCACTAACAACGGAATCCATAAAATCAGTACAAACATTAACAGCATTGTTAATATTAAAGCACTTACGGTTGCTATCGCCTCCCGTAGGTATTCTAATGTTAAGAAACTCAATAATGTCTGGGTGACTGACGTCCATATACGCTGCATAACTTCCTTTTCTTGTTTGTCCTTGTTTGTAAGCAGTCATTGCTGAGTCTGCTACTTTAATAAACGGTATTGGTGATGGTGCTTTATCACTTACTGCACGAACATCCGACCAATGACCTCCAACTCCTCCACCTTTTACACTAAGCCAAGCCAGTTCTGCTTGATGATCAATAAGTCCACCAAGAGTATCAGGTACATAGCTAAGAAAGCAAGATATAGGCATGCCTTTAGATTCCTCTTCGGGGTTAGGAGCATTGCTAAGAATAGGACTGCTGAACATGAACCAATTATTACTAATACCATCATATAACCTCTGAGCTAATTCTAAATCACCACCACAATATGCAACACATGCTCGTGCATATGCTTCTTGTGGGTCTTTCTCAGCGCCCCTTAAGTAATATCCCTTAAGCAGGTCTATTGACTGTGGGGTAAGCGCCTTACTCCTTTCTCTATCTATTGTTATTCCTAGATACTTTGCTTTCATAACTGTTTATCCTTTTATAATTTCCTTCGCTTTAATGTAATCTTTTACGATTCCAGATCTTACAATATCATCACTAGAAAAGTAGTTAAAATCAACCCACTTTGACATTCTTTGGAGGATACCCATAAAATCACTAATATCCTTGCTTTTGTTAAATACAAAATCTGTTTGGTCTGTATCTCCACAAAAGATAATCTTGGAGCCTTTACCTAATCTTGTCATAATAGAGTCTGCTTCATGAGCTGTCATGTTCTGAAACTCATCAACAATTACTATCGTGTCATCAAGGGTGATGCCCCGTACATAAGATGTAAGCATGAACTCTACGATTCTATTCTTCTTCATCAGCCCGTAAGCGTCACCTCTACCAAATAGCTCGTTACAGATGCCTATATAAGGCAACTCATATATGGCTTGCTTCTCTTCAAGTGAGCCGGGTAAGTGACCGATATCCCTTGTGGCTACAGCTGACCTTACAATTACAACTCTTCTATACCTTGACTTTGAGTTAAGTATCTCATCAAAGGCGCTAGCAAGGGCTAGATAGGTCTTTCCGGTGCCAGCAGAACCTCTTAATACTTGTGACCTTCCGGATTCATAGTTGTTAAAATAAGCTTCCTGTGCTCCCGAAATCGGGGTCACACTCTCCATCTCCAGATGTTGCTTCATCATTAGCGCTCTGGCTGTTGACTGTCGGTTCTTTGACATTGTTTTCTTTCCATTGATTGTTTAAATAAGTTTTAAGCACTCCCTCGTCTTGCCATGTTCCTCCGGGGAGATTGTCCATCCAAGATGTATCTACTGTATAGCATTTGTGCATAAGTATCATACTTGGACTAGGCTTTGAATAACCGGGAACACCCGCCCTAATTTCTTTTCTTTTTGCCATGACTATATTTAATAGTAATGCAATCCATTCCATCTTCGTCCTCGTACCTATCATAGGTAAGAATTCCTTCAGAATGCATCTCTACTGCGTATTGTACTCCTTCCTCAAACGCTTCTTTCTTTGCTTGAGCGATTAAAAGGTACACTATAAAAATTGATACCGGTAATAGTATCATCCAAAGCTCTATAAACATATAGTCTCCTTAATGTATTTGCCACATTCCATCCTCTTCTCCATAATCATCAAGTGTTATAAATCTTAACCCTAAAGACCTCATGATATCTATAGTTCCATACCAAGCTTCACATTCTAATATGAGCTCTTCATCTGTTGTTGCTCTAAGCACTAATGTAATCTTTTCTTCTAGGTCGTTGATGTGTATCTGGTATGTTGCCACGCTACTCCTCCTCTACAATTTCTACCATTACATAGTCCTCTTCGCCATAACCACCAAAGAATGCCGAGAAACCTACAAGTATCTCAACATTGTCATCAGCTATCTTCCCGGCCTTAGTCATTTCATCACACATAAACTTATGCACAGGATATGTGAGGTTGTCAACATCCTTCTTCCTTTTGTTACTGAAGAACAATGTGTAATGAATACTTATGCGCCCCTTGTATACTGGAAGACTTTCAATAAATCCAGTAATATGTTCTGCATAATCTCTTTTAGACTTTGCCAACGCAGCCCAATGAGCATTTCTGTAGATATTCATTGTAAGCATTCTGTCTGACTTGTTCTTTCTTATGGTCGGTAAGTCTAATCTAGCTATCATGCCTTTTTACTTTTCGGAAGAGGATCTTTCATCTTCATAACATAAGGGTAGTCCTTTTCTGGAGGGGCAGACATAGCTTCATTAAGTATAGCTCTACTCTCCTCCAGCTCTATAAGCTTCTTTAAATACCAATGGGCCTTTTTAAGGTCCTCAATACCATTTTTAAACTTATATCTAGAAACGTACTTAACGATATTACCCTCTAGATATGAGAACTTCTGATCTAAGATGTAATCAATAACTTCTATCTCCCCTTGTTTATAATGGTCTGGGTTTATTTTATCACTCATTTAATTTCTCCAACTGTCCAAGTACCTGTTTTGTTGTTACGTCTACATCTTACACCATTTCCTTGGTGACTTTGGTTGTCACACATGTAAATAAGATCGTGCCTAAGGTTTTTTAATTCCTTGGTGTATTCGTCAACCAACCCTTTACAGGCTATCCATTTTGTTGTTGTTTCCAGCCAAACTTTATCATCTCTCTTTACAATGTCTAGCGGTCCAGCTTCGGGCTTGCCCTTAAAATACTCTTTCCAGCCATCCAAGATTGTTTCTCTTATCTCTGGGTCGCTTTGGTAAACAATGTATTGACCATCTTTATTCTTCCAGTCATACACCACAAAGTTACAGAAAGACTCTTTGGATAACATCATCTGCTGTTCCATCTGCATCCGATATTGTAGGGGCAACTCTTCACCGTTTAACACTGTTAGCCACAATGGACTTTCACAACCATTAAGTGGTACTTTAATTTCTACAATCTCAGTACCTCCATAGTATTGCTGGCCATCTAAGGAGGCCATTAAAGGCATACCAAAGGTTTCATCATCAACAATACAAAGTGGTAGGAAGAATTTTTTAGATTCTCTCTCGTACCACTCTAAGGCGGAATCTTCATATTGAGAACCTATAGACATAGCAAAGTTTTGCTTAATCTCAAGCTCTCCGTGTTTTAATTCCCAAAGCTGTAGCCTACTCTTTGGTATCCATGGGGAGACTTCACAAGCACTTGATGCTTCGCTAGCTGTTCCATACTTTCTTCTAAGGTTTAGCCATTCTTCGCTACCCTGCTTAAGGTCTTCTTCTTTATATACTTTAATCACTACTTTCTCCTTTTTGATCTTCTAATATTTAAGTATGTTATGTAGCTTTTAGTGTCTTTTGAGGGAGGCTTTGCGTTTGCATCTCTAAAGTCAGGGTCTGTTTTGAACCTAACTCTATAGCTGTGTACACACCATGATGGGTTGTATCCTTTAACGATAGCATATCCCATTAACTCTTCAAAAAAGTTCTTCTTAAAACCATCTCCATACCTTTCGGACTTCTCAACCTTTTTGGTTTTTTTGTCTACTAAACCTAAAAGACCATCTACGTAAGCAACATGCTCACTCTTTGGTTTGGCTATATGACCACAGTTAGGACATATATTACTTCCAGAGAACACATGAAAACAACCATCGCAAACAACTTGTGCCTCTTCTCTATCTTTAGAGTCTTTCCTTTCATTTTCCGAACTCCTTCCATTTGTCAGCACCCACTCATGGTCATCTGTTGCAAATCCACACGTATGAACGGCTCCTGAATGGTCAATGACGATTGCATTGGCCTTACCGGGGTAAGGTCTAAGAACTCTTCCAACCATCTGTATATATAGCCCTAGAGACTTTGTTGGTCTCGCTAGGACGCATGTCTGAGCAATAGGGGCGTCAAACCCCTCTGTTAGAACCATGCAGTTACATATCACACTTATATCGCCCCTGTTAAAGGCGGTGAGGACTTTTAATCTCTCTTCATTATCTGTTGTTCCATCAATGTGTGCAGCAGTAACTCCAGCTTGTTGGAATTGATTGGCAATATTCATTGAATGCTTAACGCTTGATGCGAAAACAATGGTGCTTGTGTCATTAGCTATGTGCTTCCAAGTTTCAACGATATTTCCAACCAGTTTAGGCTTATCCATAACATCGTTAAGATCTTTCTGGTTGTAGTCGTTGCCTATCGTTCCAACTTTCCTCAAGTCTGGAAGAGATGGCGCATAATAATTAGCAGTAACTAAGCTTTTGTTCTCGGTTAATTCTTTAATGCTTGGAGCCTGAACCATGTCTGTGTATATATTGCCTAATCCAGTTCCATCACTGCGTATTGGTGTGGCTGTTAACCCGACAACTAATGGTGTACCAAGCTTCTCATAAAGCTCTAATAGCTTTAAATATGTTGGAGATGCAGACCTATGGGCCTCATCAATAACAATCAAATCTGCTGATGGTAATTCCATCACTTTTCTTTCTATAACTCTAGCTCTAAGCGTGTCAATAGATGCTAATTGCACCCTTATATGGTCGCTAGATGGCATTCCAGCCATTATTACCCCGTGGTCAACCCCTAGGTTATCTAGGGTCGTAGAGGCTTGTGTAATCAATTCTCTACGATGGGCTAAAAAAATAATTCTCTTGTCTTTAGAGATGTAGTGTTTTATTAATGCACTTGACATGACTGTTTTACCTGAGCCTGTCGCAGCTTGAAGAAGTATTCTTTTATGTCCAGATTTGGCAGAATGTACTATCTTATTTAAGACGTCTTTCTGATATTGCCTTAATTCCATACCAACTCCGTTATTAAGAATCAGTTAAACCTATAGGACTGAAGCCTTACATAGGTCTAACTGATATTTGCTTACCCTTTAAAAGGGAGGTTCGTCATCCATTCCAGCACTTGCCGAAGACAAACTTACTTCGGATTTTGGAGTGAAAGAGAAAGAACTACCCTCTCCACCATCGCCACCAGCGTACTCAACCAGCTCAAGGACTTGCACGGCTCTTAGTTCTGAGCCTACACCTGCGCGACCTTTGAAGTTGTACTCATATGTAGAGACTTCTACATTACAAACACTTCCGTTACCGATAATTGTGGTATCTACAGCATCACCAAACTTATCAACAACAACTGGGGCTGCTTTAGCGTCACCAGACTTCTTAAAAGTGCAACCACGCTTAACACCAATGGTTTCTACACCATCTTCAGACACCTTAATCTCAGGAGATGCTTTAGATGCTCTCCATTTTTTAGCTTGATCAGAGTCCAAAACAATAGTAATAGACCATTGCTGACCATCCTGATTAAAATTATCTTCTGTGTTAACGCCAAGTTTAGGCCACAAAACTTTTACATTTTCAAATACTGTTTTAGCCATTTGTTATACTCCTATATTTTTAAAGGTTTTTATCTTATAGCGAACCTTCATTTGATTCACTAATACTCTAGTCATCGCACGAACCATCGATAGTCTCTCACTCTTTTCAACCTGAGCGAATTGACGTTGATTCATGTTTAGACGTCTCTCGATCATTCGTGTCGCTTCAGCTCTCAACCTATTGGTTTTGAACGCTTTGACAGAACGACCATACCTAGCAATAGGCAGTATGTCCTCTTCGGACAACTCGTACATGCTAAATTCTTTTGGTGTAATTAATTTTATTTCTATCATATTACTCCTTATAAAAAAGAGCCATAAAAGACTATGCAGGAGGTGCATTGTGGTAGTAGTCTTCTATGGCTTATTTATTATTATCACTTTCCACTACCACGTGGACCGGTGTAATTAAAATTTATTCTCTATAACCCGTAGGACGAGATTCAACAGAAGAAATAATCTGAATCAACGACCTTTGAGATATCCAGTCTTCCTAGTTTAGGAGGGTGTTCTGTATATCCAATACCAGCCATATCTTTTCTTATATGACCAAATATATCCCTATCGTACATATTGATAAAGACGCTCTTTGTTACTCTTACTAAGTCTTCAACATCATCTGCATGGACACTATAAGAATCATGAATAGCGCCAAACGATGTAATACCCATATCATGTAGTTCATTAATGACCAGTGACATATGGCTAGCATCCATGCTGTGAACGTAGTTGGGGCTTATCCCACTCATTACCTCATGTATAGCTGGTATTTCAGTTTGCTCTCTATAAACTAAAACGATCTTTTTGTTTTTGTAGAACAATGATACATCCTTTTGTCGAGTTACCCACTTCTCAGATATAACTGGGAAGCCACTGGGAGTTGACCAAGTAACACAACTATGCCCCTCATCTTTCATTACATACTTCACAACAGATTGCAGGTAGTTCTTAATAGCTACTGGGCCACTACATATAGTGTTGTATGTATCAACCAAGTCCTTACTAAGCTTTCTAGCGATTGACTTTGTTATTCCATACTTTGTGGTCATCCCGGCATTGTAGCAGTCTGTATAGATAATGTCAGCGATACAGTTGACTCCAGCATCGTATGCCTTGGTCATAGACCCACGCTTACTAATTCCTTTACGAATCAGCTTCATCGGTATCTTAGCCAAGACAGCGCCCAAGTCAGTACCAATATTTCTATTGATAATTCCTTTGGCCACAATGATGTAGAAGTCTATCGGCTTATCTTTAGGTATTAAACCGACCATACCGCCAGACACCTCATCTCTACTCATAGCCGCTAGATGTTGTGTTCCGTTTGAACTTCCATCTATGGATATTGGTAGTCGTGTGTAGTATTCATCACCAGACAACAAAGAACCATGATAGGCACAAACTTCAAAACAAAGGGACAGAAATACCCAAGGTTTCTCAGCATCCATCCAAATGTCTTTATTCTTTAATGGATCTTCAGCAATATCCCATAATAACTCGATATTCTCTTCAGCCCATCTAAACCTGTCATTTAGCGACATTTTGTCCACACTCAGGTCAGGTATTCCATCAGCCTTAAGGTCTGTCACATAGTCAACCTCGAGCCAATCAAGCTTATTCAACTCATTAATCGTATATGATTTGTTGAAACTGTTGGCTGTGTGGATCATCATCCACCTATAACCTTTGTCAGTCATTAACCTCTTCTCATTGAACATTAAATGCCCTCTGGCAAGGTCGCTAGACTGATATGAAAAGAACGGGTCTTTAGCATATATACGCCCTCTAAAGTCTAAAAACATAGACTGATAGAAAGAGTACGATGCCCAGCCACTAGGACCATTAATAGTCTCTAAGATTGCCTTATCTCTAGCTGCTTTGGATTGTTTGGCTAAGCAGTATTGCTTTGCTATCCAATTCTGATTATGAGCCTCAAACAAGACTTCTGTCTCTTTGATTTGCTCCTTAATCTTTAAGGCAACCTTTCCACCATCCTTTAAAGACCTTACTCTTCTGAAGAGTTTATTCAATTCAGACTCAATAGTCTTAACTGTTGTGGCGTTTCCCTTTTCTGGTTGGAATATCGCTCCATCCTTGTACAGGTCTACACCAATCAATTGTTTATTGAACGAGCCTCTTCTGATGTCTCTTACATCAAACACCCTGTCTTTATTATTTATATCTTTAAGAACTATGGTGGTCGAGGTAATGTCATCCTCTAAAGACTCTGAGACTCTTGCAACATCTGGATTAACAATCCATTTGACAGATTCAAGGTTGTTGACCGCCTTTACATATTCAGCCTTTGATTCTATAGTGTTCACCTTAGACTTAACAAGCTTACTTTTAATACCACCTACCATGCGCTCGTTGGACTCCCATTGGGGGTACTTGTAGAGGCTGATACCAGACCGTTCTTTCTCGATAAAGCTAATATCCATGAAGTTGACACCCATCTCTAAATGATATGGCTGTAATCTTAACGTTCTTGTGATATTGTTCGACTTTATCTGCTCTAATGTAAAGTACGGCTCTCTACCCATTACTAAGTAGTCCGCAGACACTAGTCTTGTTAGTATTAGCCAACCAAGCCTCATCCTATCGTCAGATGATACATCTAGAGACAGGTTGTCTTTTACAATACCTCCAATAACCATGTTGGCATTTGTTAGCATTATGTGTCCATCATGCCTCCTGAATTGCCCAATTAGGGCGAGGAATGAATCTTTAACAATATTGAACATTCTAAAATCATCTCTAAGGCATTTTGCATTCCTGATGATCTTACATGCAATGTTATTATTGTTGCGCTTGTGCATAACGTAGTCTTCTACGATCCACACAATCTCTTGAATTTCATTTCGATTGTCTTGCATAGCTACCACCCTATATAATGAATTATTTGTCTTTCTTGTTAAAGGCGTCAATAACCCTTATTGGATTTACTTCCTTACCTCGCCTAGTATCTCGCCACTCATATGTGTAGCGTTCTTTACCTGTCACCGACCAATACACATCTGACTTAAAACCATCCCAAAGATCTTTGAAGAAGCTCAATTCAGACTCTCCATTACTGTGAAGAGCCTCCTCATACTTGTGCGGTCTTCTTTGGTTTTAACATTGAAGTGCAACGTTCGCTCCAATGGCATGTCGTTAGTTACTGTTTCGAGACCCTCTTCCGAGGCAATACTATAAAGAGTATCCGCACCTTTTTGAGTATCCATCTGAATTGTTATAATTATATTCATTTTAATCCTTTCATGTGTAAATCATTAAAGTCTGTGCCTACCTGTTCGGGTAGAAATACATACACCTCTAAACCTTTATTTCTGAGCTTCTTAGCAAGGATATAGGCCGATGCTTGACCAGTAAAGGATTTGTCATTATCTCCATAGATAAACACAGTCTTAACCTTTTCTGGCGGTACAAAACTTTCCAAGCCACCTGAACTAACCGTTGCGAATGCCGGCAACCCACAATCAATATGGGCAGCATAAGCGGTCTCAACACCCTCAGCAATACAGATCTTATCTTCAAAGTCAATATGAAGCCTAATCGCAGCGCCACTTATTGTACCTTTAGGAGGCATAACCTTTCTTGCTGGGTCTAGATTAGCTTTCTTACCATCCTTAGTATATGTAAGGTGATAAGAGACTCCGTTACCCTCGTAGTCCTGAATTAAAGACACAAGGGTATCGTATGTACCAACTACGCGACCATCAGCCCAGTAGTCAAGCTTAGCCTCTCTCAAGCCATCAGGTATCCCACCAAACCCTCTAGACATTAAGTACTTGTGAACACTCCCGGATGGGTGTATTCTCGAAGTCTTCTGAGCCACATTCCTTAGAGCAGGAACAGGGTCTCTCTTAGCTGTCTTGGGTTTTGCGAATACCTCAGGATTGTTGTTGTAGTCAACAATGGGTTTAACCATTTCTACAGCTTGTGCGAAACCAATCCCTTGGTACTTCATGAGTAACGTCCAGCCATCACCATTGCCACAACCGCGACAAAGATAAACACCAGCATCGTTCATGTCTGTAAAGGCAAAACGATCTTTACCTCCACACATTGGGCAAGGAGTATTCTTACCGCTTAGAAATGTTTCGTCAATACCGCATTGCGATAGTATCCCAAACCATTTCCCTTTTACCATTTCGGTAATATCTTCTCTATACATCTTATTACTCCTTATTTATTATTAATTACACCACTAACTTACCAGACTTTCTCCTCCATGGCTTTGTGCCAAGACTTCTTCCAGTCTGACTCTCTGGCGTAAGCTTCCTCCTCGTTGTTAGCGAAGTCGTTAAAATCAAACCTACCATCCCTATACTGCTCGAAATGAATCAGTTCGTGAGCATAGGTTGTCAAGAGTTCGTCAATAAACAGGTCATCGCTCTCTAAGAGTTGTACTCTTGAACCACAAACTATATTAATCTCTATTGGGAACTCCTCCCAAGGATCGGTCTCTTCAAAGAAAGGGTTAAAGAAACCCTCTATGTACCATTCGGCATTTATGCCTTGGCAAGCTTCCGCATCTTCGACTACGTTCAACTCAACATAGTCTGGCAATGCAAAGCGCATTGTTTTAGCCATTCTCTCTATGTTCATAATTTACCCCTAAGTCATTGTACTTGTTACAATTATAACAAATAATAACCACTAAGTGTCAGTCATCTTCATATTCTCCAGTTATTCCATCAGGATTGTAGCTCTCATGTTCCATCCAATATTCAAGGAATGATCTAAGCGCCCGAATATCTTCGATTTTCTCTACATCAACAGATATTGACTTAAAGCCAACCTCTCTTTCATCTAAAGATGCTTTTAACGAATCACCTGAAAAGTCCACATCTTGCTGAATTACCTTACCCTCAACAAAATCCATTTCCATGTCGCTCTGTGTTGCTAGGCAAAGTAACTGCCACATCTTATGCTTCTTCTCAAAGTCATTTTCAATTATTAGTATTTTCATTTGTTACTCCTTTTTAGTTCTAAAATTGCTTCTAATCCCTCAATGATAAAAGACCATTCTTGGGAGTTGTTACCCTCAAAGCACAAATGTGACCATTCATCATTAGAGAGTGTTGTGTCTAACGCGTGTTCAATAGACTCCTTATTCCAATGAGCTATTATGATGTTATCCTCTAACGGCTCTTCTTCCAATATTTCTATTGCTTCTTTTACTAGCATTTTACGCTCCTACTGGTAGTATTGAAATGTCTTTATCTGATGTGTATAACGCACCGGGGCCATTACCCTCATCATCTTGACTTGGAAATAAGAACGAACCATCAGTAAACTCTATTATTGGACAAGATCTGTCCCAATACATTTCTTTCTGTTCATCCTCGGTCATCCATCGAATTGACTGAATGACTTTCCCTTTGAATGCCTTTGTGGCTTCATCTTCCCAGTTTCTCATTTTATTACTCCTATGAAATCATCTAATTGGTCTTCCGTTACTTCATCATTCCATTCATCTAAATGGCTCTTCAGTAAACTTATGTATGTTCTAAACGCATCGTCCTTACTACTGGCGATAACCTTTGCTACATCTCTTACAAGCCATTCTGGCTTAATTATTTCAAAAACCATACTTACTCCTTTATTATTATTAATCATCTCTTTCAACCCTCATCTCTTGCAAGATGTGGCTTATTACATCGACAGTCCAACCATTACCAAGCATACGGTATCGCTGGGTATTTGACACACCCTCTGTGTAGTTGTCAGGTACGGTTTGCAGTCTTTCGCATTCCAAAGGCGTTAGTTTGCGATAGGTTGGGTGTTCATACCGCATGTAATCATAGTTCGCAGCAGTCAGACAGTTACTCTTGTCTTTCATGTTGCGCCCTCTTCTGGTCTTTGAGTTGATAAAGGTAGCATCAAAGCAATCACCATCTTCTATCTCTGTATAGCCTTTTTTGGTGGCTTCTGGAACAACTAAAACCTTTGGCTCTCTGTGACCACCACCCATCGTTGTCAAGGTAGGGGATTTTCCATCACGGTGATAAACTCTTTTAATAGAGTCATTCCCACTTAGATCTGCATCGCCCACATGGCACAACCCATCCTTGGAGAACACTAACTGTCTACGGTGCTTCTCAAAGTAAGACTTTAAGTTGCCACCTTTGAAGTAGTTAGCATCTATACAGAAACTTTTGTCTCTATCGACAACTCCATCTTCCAGAATATCCTTTAGAACAATACCCTTATCTTCGGGTTGTTCGATGTTTGGGATATTAGTCCAATACAGTCTCACTCTATTCTGAGCGCAAAGCAAAGAACTATTGATCTTTACCGGCTTACAACCTACGGCCTCGCTGATAACGTCTTGATACTCCTGTTTCATTCTTACATTCTCTAGCAAGAAGTATTTAGGCTTGCATTCCTTTAGCAAGCGAACAAACTCAAAGAACAACGCTGACCTTGGGTCATCAAAGTTCAACTGTTTGCCAGCGAAAGAGAATCCTTGACAGGGACTTCCACCAATCAACAAGTCAATCTCTGGAAGCTGACTTGCTTTAACTTGTGTTACATCTCCGATATGCTCCATGTTCGGAAAGTTCTTCTTAGCTATCTTCATAGCCCATTTATCAATCTCAGATGCATAATAGTTATCCACCTTTACTCCAAGTTTAGCCAGTGCTATCTGCCCACAACTCATACCATCAAATAAACTTAATACATTCATTATGTTTCTCCTATCTTGTTAACATTATGCCAGAAGCCTCAATAACTGTAAAGTCACTATGCTTTATTGGCTTGTCATTTCCCACCACAAATGATGTATATTTGTAGGGATTAAAGCGCACTTTGCGAGTTGGTATGAATGTTTTGGCATTCTTATCAATCTGTACCTTTCTTCCTAATCGGCTCACAAAGCCTTTCATTTGGACGATGTGTCCGTTAACTGTAGCTACTACAGCTTTACGCTTATCGCGTCTTATACGGGCAACACCGGCCTCTGAGACCTGAAACGTCACATCTGAGAGCTTAATCTCGTCACAATGACCAACAACCAGCCCTGATGACTGATCTTTAATCGATAGCTTACCGTTGTGTAAGTTTCGATACACTTTGTACATTAAATTATTCATTTATTACTCCTATGTTATTGTTTATAACTTTCTCTGCACCGGTAATCCATACTGTATGCCAGCCTCTAAAGCCTCTTTGCGATGTCTTTCGCTCCTTGCTCTTATGTGGCTAGCGACAATGTTAAGAAGCAAGAAAGTACCCTCATACAATTGCACCCCATCTTTAACCTCTTCGCCCTCAGATACTTTTATAACATTATCGATGTATCGTATAGCCGCTTCAGCGGATTCTACATCTGAAAACACTCCGTGCCACTCTAGTAGCCTCCATTCTGCGTCAGTTAACATATTATTACTCCTATATTATTGTTTATAACTTTTTCCTCCACTAGGGGAGACTCAGCCCCAGTATAGTAAACACTATAAGCCATGTGCTTATGGTTACCGCAAGCACTAACATCATTTTTAACATTTAATCATCTCCATTATTCATAAAGCCGTACTGATCTATCGACAAAAGCCATTCATTCCTTGCAATGTCCATGTCTGATGGTGCTAGCTTGTCACCCTCTACCCAGTCTACAAATGGAACTCCCCACACTACTCGAGTTTTCTGTTTATTACTCTCTAGTGCTTCAACTGCAAGCTTAGCCCTCTCTTCACCATTAAAATCTGTCTTACCTTTGGGCGCATATACCCTTACAGGGTCATCATATTTGTTTAATCTTGACCTTGCTGCGGCTTCATTCAACCTACACTTCACCATAAGATCTTTATAGTTTATTTCGTCACCATTTGACAAAATGTACGTCTTAAGTTTTGCATACACTCTCCTACCGCTTTGTGTTCCGGCCTTTTTAAAGATTTCTTCTTTAGTTTGGGCTTTTCTTAGCCTATACCTTACAGCGCCATTAGTTTTAAGACCAGTAACCTCCTTTATTTCATTGACTGTTACTTTAAAACCATCTGGAAGTGTGTGCACTACAGCCTTTCTACCTCTTTTCATTTAATTCTCCTTGTTTTGGTCCAGTGATTGGGTGCATATTCTACATCTTCTTCTATGTAAACATCAGGCTCATCTTCTTCGATGTAGTCATCATCGTTCAAGTCTGTAAAGACAAAACGATCGTTACCTCCCTCGTAGATGTCAGAGTCACCCGTATCTTTTGCTTCTTGTTTTGCTGCCCTCTCATTGAGCATGATAGCCATACACTCATTCATCGCATCAAGCGGAGAGATGATCTCTGAAGATGTTATATTTAATTCTATTGTGTGAATTAAACACTTGCCGGTGATTGAGCGAACCTCCATCGTTTCTTTACCAAAAGACAGTAACACACCAATCAGCCTTACATCATCAGTAAATTGGTGAAACACTTTGATAAATCTTCCTCGATTACTTCCTGTCCATGCTTTCATCTCAAATCTCCTAAATATCTACTCGCATCCATCCATAACGACTCATAAGAGCCTAGCTTGGCTAGTTTAAGCCTAACATCACCGGGCAATTCATCCCAGTGGTTATATACCGCCCATTTATTAAGTAATTTCACTTGATTTCTATTTAATGTTCTTGTTGACATCGTATTTCTCCTGTGTTTTCTTATTAATTTTATTAGCTGTTTCCTTGATGCCCACCATACAGTAGGCTATCAAGAGAGTGATTAAACCTAAAAGTATGATAATCATGCGTACATACCATCTATGAACTCTATTTCAACCCCGATACATCTGTCGGGATCTCCTTGGGCTTCACATTCTCTAGTGGATAGCCAATGACCCTCGCCAGACATATCCTCAGTTAGATGAACGCAGTGCTCGCAGTGTTCGCAATGAATACCATCATCGAAAACCTCATCCATGCAGTATTGTCGGTCTGCTAACCATTGTTCCTTACTCACAATTCACCTCCTCTTCAAAGTTCAACGCTAAATTTACCACTTTAACGTCATCATATCCGTTGTCAGTCCAACTCTGTTTGATGCGTAACGCTGTTTCTTTACAAACAAGGTGATTAACAACCTCTGCGCCACCAACCCATACTGTATATGTGCCTTCTCTTTTCATTTCTTACTCCTTATAGGTTTATTAACTTACTAATTGTGTCAATCACAAAGCCACTTGTATCTTTCTTTGCTGACCCTTTGGCTGACAATCCAACGACAACGCGTTTCTCATCTAAGAATCGCATATCGTGCTTATCTCCATCAATTACCTTTCGACCCTTAAAGGTCTTAGGGAATATCTTTGTTCTGAATACTACGGCAATGTTATTATCTGTATCCCACACATGCTCCAGAGACTTGAGATATTCTTCAGAGTGTTCGCTGTAGCTGTATGTAAGATGATAATTGCTAGGAAGTACCTTGTTGGATCTGTTGCCAACCTTAGTATAGTCATAGAACTGAATGTCCGGGAACTCTTCCACGACCTTGAACCAGTTGACATCCGAAATAACATTTAGTCGAACAACTGGGATTTCGCCTTTCTTTTGGCATTTTATTTGTATCTTGGCAAGCTCACCTCTCAAGATCATCATAAATGTCTTGCGGTCTTTGTGAAATAACTCAGCCTTAGCCTTACGAGCTTTGATTACATTTGGGAAATTACCATGACCTGCTGATCTTAAGCATCCCTCCGTGCATCCAGCTTGCTCTTGCTTTGGACACAAGATAGGGTCTGGGTACAACGAAAGACCAAAAGTAACGTACTTCTTAAGGCCTCTAATAGCCATTTCGATGGCTAATTCGTTACTTTTCTCAAGTTTGGCATTGGACTTGCCGGGTGCTAGTAGTTGCATATTAATGCTCCTTTATTATTATTAATTATCAATTGCTTATGGTGTAAGTTTAACACACCTCATTGCCATCTGCAAGTTTTTATCCTCACAAATGGCAATAGGTTGTATTATTGTTGCTTGTTAGATGGAGCAAAGTCAACATGCGCCACAGTAAACTCTGGCACTTTGAACTTAGACTCTTGAGATTGACCCATTGTCGGTGTAACCGTAACAATGACAGGTGAACCAACCTTGAAATGATTGTTCAAGAACTCAGCAGTACTTTCAAAGGCCGTAAGAGGGAAGAACTCCGCTCTTGACTCGCCCTTAACTTGGTAGTTATGAGCCACCGATACCTTGGTGACTGACTTCTTACCGTTACGTGCTGGGAAATACTTAAGTGCTGCAATG